CGGCAAACGATGTACGCAAGTTGGAAAATATGGCACCGATTGATGGTGGCGATGCGTATTTGCAACCGATGAATATGATTGAAGTGGGAACACCTAAAATGGACGAAAACGATGCCGTGGAGTGATTACCCCGAAGGAGCGAAGAACAACGCTAAAAGAGCGTTGAAACACCGCGAGGAGAACGGCACGGATTGCGGTACGGCGGTCGGCTGGACACGCGCCAATCAACTGGCAAGTGGTGAAACGATTTCCGACGAAACATTGGTGCGCACTTATTCATTTTTGTCACGCGCCAAGGTGTACGACCAAGGCAAATTCACCGATGAAGATGGAAAGGAAATTTGCGGTTCGATTATGTATGCCGCATGGGGCGGCGACCCGATGTTGAATTGGGCAAAAAGAACGATTGAAAAAATGGAAGAAAATAAGAACGAACGACATATCAAATCGGTGGTTGAAACCGACGAAGAAATCGTCATCACATTCGGCAAATCCGAAATGGATGAAAGTGGCTATGATGATGAGGAACGCGCCGAACCAAATGAATTGGCGGTTGGTGATTTTGTGCGCTGGAATTCATCGGGCGGCAATGCTTACGGCCGAATCATTCAAGTGGAAACGGATGGCGAATTGGAAGCGGATTCCGGATTCATCGTTAACGGCACACCCGACGATCCGGCGGCGTTGATCCGTTTGTACCGTTACGATTCGGAATCGGACGCCTATGTGGAGCGCAAGCCAGTATTGAACGTAGTACACCGATTCAGCACCTTGGAAAAATATGACGCGGAGGTTCGCAAATCTTCCGTGGTAAAAGAACAACGCGAATTCCGAATGGAAAGTGCGGAATACGATGGCAACACGATCCGTGGATATGCCGCCGTGTACAATTCCGATTCGGAATGGATGGGTGGTTTTTACGAACAAATTGAAGCGGGCGCATTCGATTCAGTATTGGACAACGATGTGCGTGCGTATTTTAACCACGACGAAAATTTATTGTTGGGACGTGTGTCAAGTGGCACACTACGAATCGGCACGGACAAACGCGGTTTGTTCTACGAAGTCGATTTGCCGAACACAACATATGCCAATGATTTGGTGGAATTGATGAAACGCGGCGATGTGAATCAAAGTTCATTCGCGTTCTTGATTGAAAAGGACCGTTGGGAACAACGCGGCGGCACCACATACCGAATCATTGAAAAAGTATCACGATTGTTGGATGTTTCACCAGTCGCGCAACCCGCATACCCGGATGCGACATCGGAATTGAAAACACGCGATTTGGAAACGGAAACCAAAGAAGAAATCGAAACGGCCGCGGCGGAAAACACCGCATCCGAATCGGTGGAACCCAAAGAAGAAGATTCCAACATTTATTTGTATAAAAGTAAAATCCTTAAATTTTAACACGATGAAAAACATCGAATTGCGCGGACAACGCGCAGAATTGATTAAGCAAGCGACCGCCATCGTTGATGCGGCGCAAGCAGAAGGACGTTCTTTGAACGCCGAAGAAAAGTCGAAATTCGACGCAATGGAAGCCGATGCAAGAAGCATCAAAGAGCAAATCGACACGTTGGAGCGTGCGGCAGATTTGAAAAAAGAATTGGCTGCAAACGCTGAAGCGCGTCAAGCTGCACCAAAGGCAAGCAAAAAAGGCGCATTCGCAAAATACCTCCGCAATGGTATGGGCGCATTGAATGCCGAAGAACGTGCATTGATGGTTGAAATGCGTGGTACTGACACGCAAATTGTTGGTACTGATTCATTGGGTGGATTCTTGGTTCCTCAAGATTTCAGCGACGAATTGGACATTGCAACATTGTTCACTGGTGAGGTTGAGCGTGTATCTAAAAAATTGAACACCGCGGGCGGTGCATTGTTGGATTACCCAACCGTGAACGATACTGCAACCGATGCTAACCTAATCAGCGAAGCGGCGGCGGTAACTGTTCAAGATATGACATTCGCCAACAAGCAATTGAGCGCATACAACTACGCATCACAAGTGCGTGTGTCAATGCAATTGTTGCAAGACAACGCATTCGATTTGAATTCGTTCTTGGCTGAATCTATGGGTGAAAGAATCGCACGCGCATCAAACGCGGCATTGACAACGGGTACTGGCTCAAGCCAACCACAAGGTATCGTGACGGGTTCTGCACTTGGTAAAACTGCGGCGGGTGCCACAGCAATCACCGAAAGCGACCTTTTGGACCTTATCTACTCAATCGATCCGTCGTACCGCAACAAGCCATCATTCGGTTTGATGATGCACGACAACATCGCAAGCGCAATCCGTGCTCTTGGTTTCGGTTCTGCAAACGATTTCCCAATTTACGTTCCGTCTTTGGAAGCGGGCCAACCAGACCGCATCTTGGGTGTGCCAGTTTACATCAACAACGATATGCAATCAAGCATCGCCACGGCTACAAAAACCGTGATTGCGGCAGATTTCAGCAAGTATGTTGTTCGTAACGCTGGCGGCGTTCAGTTTGTACGTTTGAACGAACGCTACATGGATGAATTAGAAATTGGTTTCGTGGCATACGCTCGTAAAGATGGTGCCGTTCTTGATAGCCGTGCAGTTAAGCACTTGATTCAAGCGTAATCATAAACGATTCAATATGAAGGTTAGATTTTTGAAATCTATCTCCGGAACTGGATTCCACTACCGCAAAGGCGCGGTGGTGGAAATCCACTCCGAAGAACGATTGACCGACTTTTTGAACGCTGGTTTTTGTGAGGCCATCGCAGAACCACCAAAGAAGCGTGCAAAAAAAGCGGTAAAGAAGAACACCACAAAAGAAACACGATAAATGGCATTTGATATTGTAACGCCAGCGGCGACGGAACCCATCACATTGACCGAAGCGAAAAACTTTTTGCGCGTCGACCATAGTGATGACGACACATTGATTGAGGCCCTAATCACGGCCGCACGTCAAATGTGTGAAGAATACACGCGCCGCATTTTGGTGACGACGACAATCGATGAATATTTCGACAAGTTCCCAACGAACCGTTGGAACAATTTGTCGAACCTCATTTATTTGTCGCGCGGTCCCGTGGCATCAATATCATCGGTAAAATATGTGGATGAAATCGGATCGGAAGTGACGGTTTCAACGGACGCATACATCACGGATTTGATTTCCGAACCCGCACGCATCCAATCCGTTTCCGGATGGTTTGCCGCGGCTGGTGTAGTCAATCAAGTGATTGTGCGTTATACTGTGGGGACGGGGGCGTCATCGATTCCGAAACCATTGATTCAAGGGATGATGTTGGTGATATCGGATTTGTACGACCAACGCAATGACCGCGTTCGCCAGTTGCCGACGGCATCCGAATATTTGTGGAACCCCTATCGAATCTTCACATTCTAATGATTGACCAAGCGGGACAATTAGACCGACGAATCACGATTCAGTCATTCAGCACCACGACCGACGCATTTGGACAAAAGACCAAATCATTCGGCACGTTGGCAAATGTATGGGCGAAGGTTGTGGAAAAGGTCGGCGACGAAGGTGAGAACGGCGATATGATTTCGGCAACGAAACGTGTCGATTTTTTTATTCGTTACCGTTCGGATATTAACGAACAAATGCGAATCACATACAACAGCAAAACATATAAAATTCACGCAATACAATCAGCCGATGCGCGTCAAGCATATCAAATGATTCGTTGCGAATATACCGACGCGGAATGAGTAACGTAAAAGTGACAATGGTCGGCGATAAAAAAGTGATGCGCGATTTGAAGAAGTTGGACGAACGTGTGCGAAAGCGTGTTTTGAAGAAGGCCGCACGCAAGGGTTTGAAACCAGTCGTTCAATTGTACAAATCACAAATCACCGATTCCGACGAAGTGTTCGCGGTGTACCGAAACGGTAGCGTGTACGCTGAAATCATTCCCGGTCAATTGAAACAATCCATTGCGGTGAAGTTTCCAAAACAAGAACCCGGCGTTGACGGAATCGTTGCGTCGGTCGGCCCACGGAAAACGGGCGCATACCGACACCCCGAAAAGGGCGGTTGGTTCGCGGGTTTTATTTCGTTTGGTTGGTTGCGATTCCGTGACGGATCAAAGTACAACGGACAAAACTTTAATTGGTCGGCCAATGCAATACGCATCGGTGAAAGATTCGCCGCCCCAAGAATCAAAATGGCATTTAGTCAATTTTTAGGTGCTGAAATCAAAAAACTTGGGTTCACCCAAAAAATCGGATTGCGATGATTGGGAAGGTTATCAAATACAAATTTGACAATACATCGGCATTGAATGACGTGTTTGATGGTCGTGTTTACCCCGTCATCGGGGCGCAAGG